GAGCGCATAGAGCCATCGTGCATAAACGCGGCCATAGAGTGACGCGACTGGCGGTACTGGCCGGGGCGGTAGCAGTCAGCTAGGCCGGTTGCTAGCGTGCCATTGCGGGTGTCTTGGAACCGAAACTCGACTCCGCCAGCGCCATTAGAGTGCAGAGCCATGTTGCCAAAGCCGCCAACGGATACCCCGCCTGTGAGCAGATGCCCCGTCGCTGTAGCTTCCTGCTGACCCAGCGCAAACGCCTCAAGCACACCGTTGCGCACGACATACGCGCCGCCGTTCTGGTACACGACGTCATTATCGCTGTACGTTAGGAACTCACTGTAGAGCCCCTTCCAGCGGTACCCGATTTGGCTAATGTCTATGTTCATAGGTTAATCACCAGATTGTTGTTCACGATACTGTAGGAGACGCCGTCGCCGATAGCCCACGTAGTATACTCCGCCACATCGTAGTCGTCGGTACCCACAGTGTGCACTAGCGACGCCCTATCCGCACTCAGCTTGAAGCCGTAAAACGTGGGGCGCGCGACAGAGGAAACAAGTTCGTACCCAGTCTCGTCAACCTTGACGCGCAGAAAGTTCGCGCTTTCGCCCGCTAGCGAGTTGGGGATGTTGATGGACGCAGCTGCGATCTCCGCAGCAGTCTGAGCGGCGCTTGCAGCTCCTTCTGCAGCTTCTGCGGCGGTCTGTGCTGCCTCGGCCTCATCACGAGCCGCGCGGGCCTCTAGCTCGGCGTTAGTGGCGTCACCACCTATGCGGCCCCAACCAGTCAGGTTACTGTAGCCCTCGAACTGCTCTAGGTCGGTGTTGTACCGAAGGTAGCCTGCTGCGGGGGTTAGGCCACGTTCTGCGGTCGTGCCCTGTGGAATCAGCGCTGAGCCATCTACATCTGCACGGCGGACCACTTGGTTGAACATCTGCTCAATCGCAGCGGCGTTCATGCGCAAAGCAATTGGGTCACCAGCGTTCCACATGCGCGCGTAGGTGCCATCCTGCCCACGAACTACTGTCATGGCATCGTTCAAGCGCGCCGTAACCTTAACGATCTCGCGGTCTAGTGAGGCGTTTTCCAACGTCAGGTAGAAGAAGTCGCCGACAACGGTCAGCGCAGGGAAACGCGCGCCTTGCCCCGGCTCAACGGCGATAGTGACCGCCTCGTCGTCAACACCGGCAGCCAGCGTTGACTGGGCAAAGTTTGTAAATTTAATGTCAGCCATAGAGTGCCTTATGCGAAAGGTTGCATCTGGACGGCTAAGTCGTCCGTGTTGTAGCCGCGTAGTGCGCGGTCACGTGCTGAGGCGAGAAGCTGCGTCCAGTGTTTGCCGTGGAGCGCTGCCAGTTTTGGCTCGGCCCACGCGCGTCCGTTCATCAGCATAAGGTCGTACATCGTGCCGTGAAAGATTACGCGCTGAAACTCGTTGTAGAGGTCCAAGTCCCACCCAGTAGCCGTAGCAGAGGGGCGGAGATACCCGCGCAAGTTCAGCGTGCCGACTGCGTCCGGTACTGGTGCCAGCAGCACCTCGCCCAGCGTGGCGCTAGTGATGTGGCGCGGAGAACCGCTCGAGCCCTCGGGCCAGTCGGCAAAACGCTGCTTGACGGCGGTCAGCTTTTCCCACGTGAGCACCGTCTTGCGTCCCCCGATAAGCGTGTACGCCGAGGTAACGTCCGTGCACACGGCGTTCGCCACGGGTGGCAGCAGGGGGTAGGCTACCTGCCCAACCTTAATGTCGACCGGCAGGAAGTCCTCGTGCCATACCTTGGCGCGTTGGCACATGTCAGAGATGACTTTGTGTGCCGTGCGCGCTATTACAGGGTCGGGGCAAGCTGGGACGTATGGAGCGATATCGTCCACCATGTCGTCGAACAAAATCGACTGGGTGGTGTTGACGGTGGGAGTTAAGACAATAGCCATCGTGGTGCCTTACTGAATCTGCTGCATGCTTACGCTTACAGACGGAATTGAGGGGCAGAACGCCTGCGGCGCGGCTGCTTCGAGGATACTCGTAGCGTCGTCAGAAGCCCACACCAACTCGTAGTACGCGCCAGCCGTAACGGCGAGCGTGTACCCCCAAGCGGCTACAACGTGCCCTTGCCCACCCTTCTCAGTCAGCGTCTTAGTGCTGCCGGGAACGTCTACCCCATTCCTACGCAGCCACACCCAGAACTGGGCGGTTGAGCCGCCCGGCTTGTTCAGCTGCGCGCGAAAGTCGAGGCGGTACAGCCCGGGTCGGTTAGGTGTGATGCGCGACGCGCTAATCAGTGCGATGCCGCTGGCGATGTCGGTAGTGCTGTACGTTATTACGGAGGCCGTGTTATCCGCAGGTAGCGTCTGGCTTACACTGCTGCTAAATGCGCCGTAGTGGTGGTGGTCTGACAAGTACGGGCGCACAAGCAGCGTGCCCGTCGTGGCGCCGACGCGTAGGACGACGCCTATCAGGATGTGTTGGTTCGGGACCGCAGGCTCGAGATTCGTGAGTCCGCCCGGCACCGTGGGGCTGGCGTAGACAAGGTCGCCCGCTGCCCACACTTCACCAAACTGAAATCCTGTGGTGTTGACGCTGCGGACCTTGCCCAGCGTCGTAGCCCGCCCGTAGGAGTTTGGCGCTACATCTTGCGTCACCACGCCGATGGTGTACATCGGCTCGTACGTGTCAGTAGCTGTTACCAGCCGCCCATAGGGGATAGAGTTGGTGTTGTCCACGCCGTCAAACGACACCACTTGACCCGAGGTCATTAGCGTGGATGTATTATTGGTGAACGCGATAAATGTCTCTTCAAACATCTGGCCCACTACGCCGCCGCTGAGGCCAACGTCAAGCGTTAGCTCGTTGGTGTTTAGGCGAATCTCACCAAAGCCGATAGTGCCGGTCGCACCAGAGGCAAGCTGCACGGAGGTAAAGCGCCCCCGGTCGGGTGCGCTAATGCCAACAGGGGAGCTATTGACAGTGCTGCCAGTGACTGCCACCCCGGACGCCGTGCCGCCAGTAATGGCTGACGTAGCTATCGTGGAGCCGCTAATACCCACGCCGCTGACGGTTGTACCTGCCAGCGTGCCGCCAACAATCGTGTTGGCAGAGAGTGTGGAGCTCTGAACCGCGCTACCGACGACAGTGCCGTTGCTAAACGAACTGTCTATGATGGCTGCGTTGGAGATGTCTGTTACTACGCTGTCGTCGATGTCTTCTAAGATGACGTCAGCCACGGTTACGGGACTAAACCCCGCCTTTGTAACGACGATGTCGTACCGATCATCCGGCGCATAGAACGCCACCGCTCCCGTGGCTGTGCTGGTAAACGGGTTCGACTTCGCAGTAACGCCGTTATCGCTGTACAACGAAGCGCGGGTGGTTGTGCCCGTGATAAACACGTCTACGGTGGCGTTACCGAGGGGCGTCAGTACACCGCCGTTCCCGGCGGCTGTTGCCGTATCAATAAACTTCTGCATGGTGCGCCTTATTTAGTGGTCTTGCTTGCGCCGCCGTCAGCCGTGTCTGCAACTGCACGAGACAACAAGCCGCTAGCCAGCGAAGTAGTGTAGGACTCTTGGAACATACGTGCGCGGCCCGACTCGACGTGCTCAGCGTCAAGCGACTCCATCAACCAGCAAACACCGTCTAGGATGGTTGGCAAGTACGCGTCGCTTAGCTCAATCGCCTGCGCGAGCGTGTAGTTCGGCAGTGTTTGCGCGTAGGCAACCGTTAGCTGCTCGCCACCCGCCGAAGCTGGATACACGTAGAATCGGTTGGGGTCGCGCGGCGCGCGCATCCATATGGTCGTTGGGCCAGTATAGCCGTTACGCCACTTGGGGAACATGACGTCCAGCGCCTGCTGATCTACTTCTTTGGGCACAAGGCCCTGCGAGTTGGCCAGCACGTCCATGAAACGCATGGACTCCGTAGGAGCGCTCTGCAGCGCCCCGGGCACGGTGGTTAGTGGTGTGATCTTAATAAATAAATCCGGGCGCACAACCAGCATCCGCTTTAGGACTTGGTTTACTTTGCGCACGATGTAGTCGTCGCTGTACCGGTATGGCGTCATCTCGTCGAGCAGGAGCTCGCGCGCCTCAATTACGATGTCAGCGACGGTAAAGCTCATGGCATGCCTCGTGAGGCCTCGGCTAGTAGGTCTTCCTCGGTGTACTGCGACACCGTGCCAGTGGCCTTCTTCTTGATAGGCTTGGCGACAGCCTTAGCAGCTACGGGTGCTCGATCAGGATAGGCCTGTGCTTCGGTGACCTCTTCACAGAGCGTGTCTTTGGCGAGAATGGGGTTCCACTCGTATATCGTGCCGTCTTGTGTATGTCGGAGATACCGCATATTTTGTCCTTCGTGTGCAAAAAAGCACGGCTGCTATAGCCGTGCCTTATTCTACATCTGCGACAGTCGGGCGTATAGCCCCAGTGCCAAAAAAGGGGCCGAAGCCCCTTCCTCTTACAGCGTTACTACAGCAGTAGCAAGAGCTTCGCCCTTGACGACTTTGTAGCCATACACTTGCAAACCACGGATGATGTTGCCGAATGTAGACTCTGCGCGCAGGCTTTCCATCTCAGTCATCTGTGATGCGAAAGTCAAGCCCATCTTGTGGCCCGCGATGATATCGAACTTACCGCTAGCCACGTTTAAGTTGTGGCTGGTGTACACGGTAAAGCGGTCGATCATGCCCAAGCGACCGTTACGGACGATGGAAGTGCCATCACCAGTAATAGACGCGTCTTTTAGGTCAGACTTCTTGATAAGACCTGCCATCTTGGCGGGAATAACGATAAAGCGGCCAGACTCGGGTGCGTTGGCTTCGTCCAACACAGTACCCATGTCAACCAACAAGTCGATGACGTTGGTCTTGGTGACGGCTACAGGAGCTGCGGTGGTACCCAAGTTGATGTCGCCAGAGATACGGCCAGCGGTTGCGCCTTTGTTGGCGGCGGCAACGCCAGTCAACATACCAGCCAACACGTTTTGATCGATCTTGATCTTCATCTTCTCAGATGCGTCCTTAGCCCATGTGTCCATCAAGTTGATGTCCGCCTGAACCTTGTCCACGTCGTCTTCGATGGCAGCGAAGTATTCGCCTTGGTCGATAAGCAACTGGACTTTTGCCTTGTCTGGGCGCTCCAACTGCAGAGTCATACCCTTTTCGTACGAACGGATGGTCAAGTCAGGGGTGGTACGGATGTTAACCGTGTCACCCATAGACTTGATGTCACCTTCGTAGTCGGTGTTAGAGATAGCTGCTAAGACGGTGGCGTCGTAGAAGTTCTCGATCAGCTTAGCTGACCAAATCTCAGGGATAAAACTGCCGGTGTAAGCGGCGGCGCTGTTGGCGCTGTTTACTGGAAAAGCCATTTTAGACTCCTAAAAACAAAAAATGATAAGCGGCGTTTAGGACACTCGTCCCTCACGCTGGGCCAAAAAGATGTCGCTCTCCAAGCTGCGTGCTTCGTCCTCGCGGCCCTTGTACTTGCCATCCAACTTATCTTTGTAGAACGTGGCAATCGCTGCGCGAGACCACTGCTTCTTCTCAGGAGATGAAGGGGGCGTAGTTCCACCGGTGCGACCCGGTGCAATCTGCCGCTCAAGTTTTGAGGCGCTGTTTGGACGTGCAGCCCCCTGAGGAGCCGGTGCAATGCCGTTCTCGCGCTTCCACGTCGAAAAGATACTCACTACACGTTGGAGGTCGAGACTGTCGTGCGCGTCGGTCAAGAGCGTCTGGCGTTGAAAACCCGATATCGGGTCTGTAGACAACAACCAGTTGTGAAAACCTTGGTTCTCGTTGATGCTCTGCCAATCAGGCACACTGTTACCCAGCG